ACTGACTGTGGAAGGAGGACCACAGACATAGGAGTGCCCACAAGGCAGGGTGATTCTACTTTTCGGAGTAGACACTTAAATTCTGTCCCACTTTAACGGGTGTGGATGAGACTAGTGAAATTCTAGTTACAAAGGAAACTCCGACCGGTGGGGGAGTAGTTTCTAGGTAAACCGCCTAGAAATGAAGTTGTTATGAGCACCTAGTGTTCATACTACCCCCAAATCGGTTGAAACCCCGTTCAGCTACTCAACTTTGTTTAGCGTCTGTTGTCCCCTTCCACGGTAAATTTGATACATTTTATCGAATTTAAATATGAATTACGTTTTAATATGGAAAGCGAAAAATTAGTTATTGAAAATGAAAACAAGCAAGAGCTTACTACTTCTGAAAGTAGACTCGTCACTGAACTTGTTGACACGACGAAAGAAGTGAAAAACAAGATCATGAAGCCCCCCCAATATGATCCTACTAATAGGTTTATTGGGAGATTGCCCCATAAGTTACCTTCTGGTAAATTCCTTGCTACTAAGGAATTGGCCTTTCAGTACCCTGAGATTTTTGAATCTAATGAGAAAATTACCACTTCCTCTGGTGAATTTCTTCATGCCTTTGCTTATTTCCCTGACTTATCGGTTACTGGTTCCCCACAAGCTGGCTACCCCCTGATATTGTCCTGTATACCAACAGCACCTTTGATCACGGCTAATCTTAACCCATTGAACTTGTCATACGTTAAGATTATAGCGATAGAAGAGATCCCGGATCAAGCTGCTAAAAATCCAATACTTAGTGCCTTCTTTAAACGAGATGTTTATCAATTATTAGATCAAGAAGAAAAGTTACAATTTTACACTTCTGGCATTGCATCAAGATTACACATGTATGTTTATACTCAAATTGATAAATTTAGTATTGGTTCCACTTTTTATTTGCAACAACGAGTTACACGTCATGGTAGTACCTTCACTTTTTCTTACACTCCATTTGTTAATAAGTGGTTTGGTCAAGTTAATAACCACCACTGTGAGTTACAAGATACTAATATTGTTCTTGAAGCATTGGATACTACCATACGATCTGGTCCTAATTCCTTTACTGGTGCTATGTACCAAAAAGGTCAAGTTACTGACATCGTTGTTTTAGCAAATATTGATGGTGTTTACACCACAAATTTTGGTACTTTTGCCGTTCCCGTTGTTCACCGATATTGGTGTGACCCCGAGTTTTGGAGATATACTGTTGCCATTAGGCGAAGTATGCAATTAAACATTTCTTCACCCGATCCTGTGAAAGTTGACGTTAATATAAATTATGCAACTACTTTAAAATACAGGTATGAAAATGCTGAGTTTACTCACGATGGTGGTGAAGCTACTGCTCACCCTAATGGTGCCCAAAATATAAGGTTCACTCCTAAAACAACTCGTGCAAAGATCCTTGCTGACTTCATTAGTGCATATTTAGGAATTATTTCCTTTTTTGTGTTCATTATTACTCCAGTTCATTATGGTGTCACTTGGCTCTTATCTATGATTTGGATAGGTCTTTCAAATTTTGTTTATAATAGCTCTGTTAAATTTGCTGTTAGATTTACGAAAAGACAATTTAGATTTATTACTGATTACCTGTTTTTGATTACTTTAATTGCAGGTATTGTTGTCTTACACATTACTCAAAAATTTTGGAAACCTGTCATTATAAGACATGGCGACGAAATTAACAAACAAGTACCGAAAGTTGCCTCAAAGTCCTTATTAGGTAAGTTCTTTGGTCTCATGCCCCAATTATCAAGTAGTACAAATACCATTCTTGTTTGTACTTCTATTGCTACTATGGTTGCTGCTACTATTAAACAATTTAATATCAAAACACCAAAATGGTATAGTGAATCACATGTTAAATACATGATTATTATGGCTACATCTTTTGCCACTATCCTTAGAGTGTTTAAGCATGAAACAACTATTGAAAAACATGCTGGCCCTGAAGAAGTCCCTATTGAACAATTAGATCTTGAAGAAGATGGCGATGAAGAGAGTACTTTTAGATATGTTAAGAGAACCTTATATCAACATGGTGTTGTTCTCAAAAATAAAACCAAAAATCATATCAAAAACTTCCAAGAAGAAAAATTTAATCATTGGAAAAAGATGAATTTTGGTACTTCACATAAAATTATTTTAGCTGTTTGTGTGTTCCTCGTATTTGCCATTGTTCTTATTACTGTTTTATACTATCGTAAGAAAGATCAAATTACCAAAATGATGAAAGATTTTTACAATACACATTTTGCTCTTAAAGTTGGAAGAATTGATATTATTAAACAATCATTATCTCGAACCAACAACGACGATGTTAAACAATCATTACAATATAAATTGGAAAATGAAGTTGCTGAAGCTAAAGAATTATTGATTGCTTTGGGTTCCACAAATGTTCATGAAGATTATGACACTGTTTCCGAAGAACTCATTAACCATGGTCAAACATGGCGTGAGAGACAAAGAAGCGGTGGAAAACACGTCGAAAGAACATTCAGCAAACCTAGTAAGATGATTAGTAATAATAATAATGATCATCCATCGGAAAACTTTTTACCCACTGATATTCGACAACCTGACCCTAAAACTTATTTTACTGCTATGAAGCAGTTTATTAAAGATGATCCTATTCAACTCGATGATCTTCAAAAATATCAAAATATAGATCTTATTTTTGTTGACAAAGGAAACATCGCTCGTCAATTTATTAGAGGAGGTAAAACTAATGCTGAAAGACGTAAAGAATTAAATCCAAGTGAAAATCAATGGATTTCTACTCTCTATGATGACGTTGAACAAGCAATTCAACGTGGTGCTAGAGTTTATGCAAGAGCATTTAATCCAAGAACTCATCAATGGATGATGCAACTTAATCCCATTAAAATTGATGAGAAACAAGCCATACCTGTAGACATTGTTTATCAGTCTCTAGGGCGGGTTATAGCTGGCTCTGCTGCTAATTTTGCCGTTGTTGACGGTTATGTATATTTCAACAAACATACTTTGATGCCAGATGCCCAGTCTGCATTCAGAAGAGAAGCTGTCCCTGCTTACATTAAACTCATTTCCTATAAGGGAGACACTCTTGAATTATCAAGGGAAACTATCATTTATGATGATGAAAATTATGATCTTGCATGTATAGATAATAAGTTTGTTAGATTTACTGATCCTGATGGAAAACAATATCAACTTAAAACACTTACTTCCATGAAACATAGAAATTATACTGGTGCTGCCAATTATTTCTATTATGATTTGCCCTCTTCTGCTGCGAAAAGGTGCATGCAACCAGCTACAGTTGTCAACATCATGGCCCATCGAATGCCCAATGACATTAAGGCTGCCACGGACCCATTGATGCAAAAAGGTAGTTCTGGTGCTGCATTGCTTGCCATTGATGGTACAGTTATAGGTATACATGTTGGTAAGTTTGGTGTTTCTATTGTTGCTCAGACTTTACCCAATTCTACTAAATGGTCTGATATTCTTTATGCCAAAAAAGTAGAAGATTATGTTAAGAAGAGAACGGATATTTTTGTCCCTATTTCCAAAATGGAAAACCAATCTGAAAGCATTTTTAGTTTAAATCTTTCTCATTATCCTAAAGAGTTACAAGATCGATTGACTGACTTCACAGTTTATGATGACCATGAATATTCAAAAAAATATTTAGATGGATTGAATGCCGTTAAAATAGGTAATATTCCTCAAGTTAAATTTAGACCACGAGGTACTTTAGTCGTTGATGGCGAATTAGTTGAATTGTGTGAAAACAATGCTATTGAAGATGGTGAATATGGTATTACTGTTGGAAATTTAGATGTCATTTACAAAGATGCACGAAAGTATGCCACTCCACAAAGAGAAGATTATGATGAGGAATTACTTATTAAAGCAATTAAGTTTGTCAGAAAACAATTTTCTTTTTTATATGGTACCCCATTCGTACCACCAGAAATTGTATTACGGAGGATTAGGAGACAAACCTCCCCTGGTGGGTTATGGACCTTATTGTGTAGCACTAAAGGACAAGTTATAGAAAAATATGCACCTATGTTATATAAATATATGAAAGATATTTTGGAAGGGAAACCCATACCTACCATTATGGTTTCTAGTGCTTGGAAAGAAGAACTTAGATTGTTGGAAAAGATTCTGGATGGGAAAGTCAGAACCATGGTTCCCGTACCCATTGAAGTTGTGTGTAGTTTCCAAATGGTATTTGGTAATATGATGGATATAATTTCTAATCATGATTTTCGTATTACTAAAATGGCCGTCGGTTTCTCACCCTACTTTGGTGGTTGGGATGCACTTGAACATAGTTTTGATGGTTTCGATAAATATGTAGAAACTGACATTAGTAAATATGACTCTCATGTCAGAAACAATATCAAAACCCTTATGTTTAATCATTTTTGGTCTACTTTCTTCGTTACCCCTTATGAAGAAACTATTGCTTGGAATGTTTATTCTTCCTTATATCACGTACAATTTTTACTCCCTGATGGAAATGTTCTTTATTTTCCAGACGGTGGTAGATGGTCTGGTGAACCTTTAACTGCATGTGAAAATTCTTTGATCAATTATGTTTTGTTCGTTTATGCATGTTATAAACAAGGATTTTCAGACGAATACATCCTCAATGATACCCAGTGCATATTTATGGGTGATGATGCACGTTGTGGCTTTCGACGTGAAACTACATTCAGTTTTGATAGCTGGATGGATGCATATGAACAATGTGGTTTTCCCGTTGGAGAAACACAAAAGAAATTTTTGGAAAGGTTTGATGTTTCCTTCTGTTCACTTAAAACATTACCTAGACAATACTTAGGTAGGTATGTCTTCGTACCTATTGATACCAAAATGTTGTCATCTTTGAGAGTGTGCAAGAAAACAGCAACTCCTGTACATAAGATGCAAAAACTCATTTCTATTTATCAGTATTGTTATTTTACTGAAGAAGCTCCTCAAATGTTGAGCAATATATACTCCTACTATCAAAAGTATATGAATGATAGAGAAATGAGAGAACTTATGGATTCTTGCGACGTTAAATACGTTTCCCAATATTTTTTACCATTATTACAATCATCGGCCCTGCAGATAAACGAATCAGCCGATAAAATTGTATTATCAAGTAAATCAATGTTAAGTTTTAGATATCATGGAAAATATTGTGGACCCGGTTGGAGCGCTGGAAAATGGCAATCCTCCGTTAGAGAGAATAACGACAACCCCGAACCTGAAACTCCTCGTGACCGTGGTTGCCTTCATCATGATGATCGCTATGCTACCCATGGTGCTGACTTGGCACATGCGGATGACGAACTCGCTGCTATAGGTTATCAAGAAGGTGATTATCCTCTTTATCTTGGTATGAAACTACAAAGTTTACTACGAAAACTTAATGTTCTTGAAAGATATAACAGTTCTATCATTGAACAAGATGAAAATTCAGAATTAGAAATGGCAAAAACGAATAAATCAATGAAAAATGGTAAGAAAACTGCTAAAGTTGCTCAGGTATCTTCTTTGCGTAAACAAATTAAGAAGGTCCGAAAACAAATTCGAGCTAAAAAGGTCAAGGTCCCAAGAATGCCTCGACAACGAATCGAAAGATCAGCTCCCCTTGTTACAACCAGTTCCAGAAGAAGTCTGGCTAAAGCGTATAACAAGAATAGTGTTACAGCTCCTGTTACGAGAATTCCCATTTCTGTCACTCAACCCACTACCACTGATGCTCAAGGATTTATTTATTCAGTTTCCCCGATCTCTCCAGATCTTTTCTATAATACGGAAATTGGTCAAATGAATGAATGGTATGAGCGTTTTAGAGTTAAGAGAATGTGGATTGAAATGGATTCTAATTGTCTTGCAACCAATGGTGGATCTTGTTTTATTGTCTATGATCGCGATGTCACTGATTCCAAGTGGCAAAGTGGAGCTACTGTGGACTATGCTTCAATTATTAGTTCCACTAAAGTTGATATAATCAACTACTTTACTGAGAAGTCCTATCGTAGTAGTATGCATGTTGGATCTGGTTGGAAATATACCAGCACGCCTAATTCCTTATCATACGAACCTAATCTCAGATACGATGGTTTATTCGCCATCGGTTGTGTCATGCCCCCTAGTACTTCAGCACAATTAGCTCAATTTTATTTGTGTGCTGAAATTGAATTCAAAGATAGAGTGAATGAATATGAATCACCCTATTTTTACTATGGTTCCGTTAATGACCTCAAAAGTAAGACCAACACTTCAGGAAACTTGATTTATGTTGCTCCTACTACAGCAAAAATTTATGGAAGGATAGGTACTTATATAAATACCATTAGTGATGCCACTGCATTACCTGTCCCCACTAATTTTATGTTGCAAAAAGTTACTGTTGCCACCTTCATTGGTGCAACCAATTCTACAAATGGCTTTGTTCTACAATTTTATGTTCCTGGTGATTATTACGTTTCTGTGAACATTAATAATGTCAATGGTAGTGCTGCTCCTTCTGGTTCTATTACCGGTTCTGGTGGTAGTATACTTACATTTAACAACGCACAAGCTGCCAACAATACCGGATGGTGGAATGGTTGGGTCAGAAAAACATCAGGCGTGAATGTACTTTGTACTTTAACTGTCAGTCAAACAACTGTTGGTGCATACTCATCTAATGGTTCTGCTCAATGTTTTGTCATGCGCACTTCTGTTAACTCAGGTGATCACGGAAATTTCACTTTAGCTTCTCAGCTAAATACTAATGTTCCAACTGCTTTTTTGAATTCTAAAAATAGCGGTAATTCCAAACTTATTTTTGGAAATCCTGAAGCCAAAATTGAACTTCCTAATGATTCTATTAAGGAAGAGAAAAAGGAAGAGAAGAAATCTGATCCTTTGTCTATACATAATCTTAGTTTATATAAAGATTTGAAAGCAAATGATCCTTCTTTAACGATTGATGATTTTATTAAATTGATAACTGCAATCGATTGTTTGGGCCAATCTTCTCCGGATCCTTCGGATGATGAGAGATATTCTCATCTAGGCGACAATAAATGTTAAAGTTCGTTTTTTACTTGCATTTTAGCCTAAGACTATGACTTGCCCGTGTCATTGTCAACTTTTGTTTTATCCTATGAG